TGTATATTTTTTTTCGTTCACCTTGCAAAAAGCCTTGACCCAGTTTCTGAGAATGAACGCAGAATGGACAGAGGGTAGATAATGTAAGAACTTTGGGTACAAGCACACTGCTATTAACATAGCCCGCAACGTACGATGAACACTTACCTTTGGATAGCTGACAGTCGACACGACCATAGGACCACGCCTCAGATACAGCCTTTGAACATACCTGTAGGGCTTCATCTGATTGGAGGAATAATAAGATATGATAATGCGGGCGGAAGTGTACTGGTCCGTATTCGCCAATGGCAAAATAACGCACTTTTTCTTTGGGGAATCTTTTTGCAACATAATAACGGAAACGCTTAAAAAATAATTGTAAATCAAACTTTCTCAAATAGGGGAGATAACCAAATAAATGAAATTTGTCCTGTAAACGTTCAATCTCCTTTATCGGCAAATCAGCATCACCAAGATACTCACCAGTTTCAACATCTACGAGGTCATGTCCATAAGGCCTTTCCATAGAATCGACAAACTGTGCACGAGGAATGAAACGGTTTGCATAAGTAAGTGTAATAAACAACGTATGTTTAGATGAATAACTTTCCAAATCACACTGAAATGCATATCGGGAATTCTTAGCCAAAATACAAGCTTTACAATGTCCACAGGGAACAGTCATAACTTCATTAGTATAAGGATTAACAATACGTTGAGGGTTAAGACACTTGCAAAAGGGGTTGAACAACGACATAATTACTTATAATTTAAATCAACAGTAGTAGAATCAACAGAAGTAGCCTGTGATTGCTCAGTAGACTGATTACTATTAGTATTGTTCTTACTAATACTCATACTCATAGTACATGACACACAAAGCCAAACGGCTGCAATAGCTACAACCGCTTTGACTACAATCTCGATTGTCTTATAAATCTTTTCCTTATCCATAATAATAAAAGAATTAAAATTAATACTTAATACAATAATAATCTACACAAGTCCAACAATGAAGCTCAGCCATAGCATAAAAAATAGCCAAGGCCTCAGACAAAGTACAATCCTTAAAAATCTTACGATGGACACGACCATCATATAAAGAAAAAAAATGAATAATCACTCTACGATACTTAAGCACAACACGCTTTGAAGAAGACTTTACCATAACTATAATAATTGATTACGACACAAACATAATTAAAAAAATAAATTCTACAATATCGACATTATGTTTAATATATGAGTGCGTAATAATTATTTAATTAGCCTCTATCATGGAAAACATAATATTATAAAAATG